CACCCTGAACCAAGCCCCCGGTGTGTGCGACGAGGCCTTGAATACCACCCATGACGGGCATGCCCATACCGCGCAAGAAGCTGCTGACCATGTTGAAGATGATCGCCTGCATGATCATCTGCGCGATCTGGCGCAAGAAGTCGGCGGCGAATTGAAGGAAGGCGTCACGCAGACCTTCCAGGGCTTCCTTACCGGAAAGGGTTCCATCGATCCACCCGGCGATAGCCTGAGCCGCGTTCTCGAAGCCTTGCACGGCAGCGTTCGTGAAGGCGTTAGCTACGTCCTGCGCCTCAATCGTGCGGGTCGTAACGTCTGAAATCGTGTTCCTGACGTTGTTCAGCCTGGCGAGCGCCAATTCAGCCTCGGGGCCACCCATGGCTTGCCAGAATTTGATGGCGCTATCGATCGCTTCTTGCAGGCGCTCGTTGACACTGGCCAACTGCTGCTCAAGCTGCGGGATCGCCTCGGTGTTGCCCTGGCTACGCTGAAACTCGATCTGCTCTTGAATTTCCTTGCGCAACGCGAGCAAGTCATTGACGCGCTTCTCGGCCGTTTCGTGAGCCTTGGCAGCCTGTTCGGCCTCGTACAGCTTCGTCACCTGCTCAGCAATCTCGCGACCCTTCTCGGATTCAGCCTTCACGCCGGCCTTGTCCAGGGCCTCGATAATGCGCTTTTGCAGTTCGGTCTTGCCAACCAGGTCGAGTTGCTTCTGCAATTCGCTGGTGACTTTTTCGACGGCCGACAGGCGTTCCTGTTCGAGCCTCGGGTTCGGCCCGGCAAGAATTTGTGCTTCCGTCTCACGACGTTTTGCGTTGATGCCGCCGTTGTCGCCGCGCAAGCTGCGCACTGCGGCCGCTATTTCTTCGCTCGTGCCGTACTTGACGGCTTCCACGATGCGCTTCGGTAGGCTGCCGTAGTTGTACGCGATCGACGTGAGCGCTGCCTGCTGCTCCGGCGTAAACACGCTCCATCGGTCGCTACCGATCTGACCCTTGACGATGTTCTGAAATTCGCCCACTCGGCGCACCAGGTCGCGCAGGGCGTCTTCCTGGCTGACCTTCATACCTTGCGTGACCTTTCGGATAGAGCCGTCGTCCAGGGTCACGGTGTCCGAGCCGTAGCCAACTCTGTAGGCGTTCACGTCCCAATAGGCCGTGGGGCGAAAACCTTCGAACTGCTTGAGCAGGTTGACCGACTTGAGCAAGGCGTCGCCGCTAGTTTGCGAGAACTCGCGGATGATTGCTTCGTCGAAACCGCGTTTAAGCTCCCGCGTGGCTTGGCTGGCAATGTCCATTGCTTCCTGGCGCAACTGCTCAGCTTGAGCCGGCGTAAGCTCACCACGGGCTTCGCGCTGTGCGATCGCGTCAAAAGCCTCTTGAAGGTTGCTCGTGACTTTAGCCAGGTTGGCTTCTAGTTCGAGTTCCCGTTTGAGCCTCGGCACCATCTTCCGAAGCTCGTCCATCGCCTTCGTGTATTTTTCTAGAGCCGAAGCCCCACGCTCGGCAGCCTCAGTTGTGTCGTCGAGTGCTTTCGGCAGGCCTAGCAGGTCGCGATCGGCCTCGCTCGCTTCACCACGCATCAAACGGATCGAGGCTTCCAGCTTGCGCAACGCTTCTTCGGTCTTCTGCGCCTCGTTGGCGGACTCCTGCATGTGCAGGGCAAGATCGCGAAACTGTGGGTACGTTTCGGCAATTTCATCCAGGCGCTTCTTGAAATCCGCCAGTGGCATCTGGCCGCTGCGAGCCTTCTCGGCAAGCTGGGTGAGTTCTTCGAAGACATCCTTCAGAGGTGAATCCGACGCCCGCACGCGGGTCATGAAGCTACGGCTGAACGGCTGGAAGATGTCACGCAGTTCGCTTTCCAGCTTCTTGCGCAGATTGCGCAAGTCGCGTTCAAGCTCAAGTTCGGACATGCCCTGAAGGGCCTTCGTCCATTCCTCGGCAGACTTGGCACCTTCACGGTAGGCATTGGTGATCCGACCAACTGCGTCGGCGGCCGAATGCATCGACTTCTCAGCCTCATTGACCCTGGTGGCCAGGAACGCGAACGCACCGGCCAAGAGACTGATGCCAAGACCGATCGGACCGCCGATGCCGACCAAGACGGTACGCAGACCTGCGGCCGCTGTAGTGGCTGCACGTATATCCAAGACGGTCTTGGCAAACGCTTTGCCGAGGGCATGCACATAGCCAACGCCGCGAGCCGTACCGAGGGCGGTCAAAGCCGCCAAGATCAGATCGAGGTTTTCCAGGAGCGACATCAGCGCTCGGATCACCCCGCCAATGGCAGCGCCAATCCGATCAAACCACACCTGAGCCTCGGCGCTGCGCAATATCTCTGTCAGCCTGCGCAGCGCGTTGGTGAATTCGTCGATAACGCCTGAGTTGGCAATGTCGTTCAGCGCAAGCGTTACTGCCGTTTGGAAACGACCCATTTCCGCTTGGGTCATCTGCAACGACTTTTCAAGTTGTGACCCGAATCGCTTGTCTAGGACATCAGCGAACTTGAGCAGGGCGTCAGAAGTAAGCTGACCCTGCTCCATCATCTTGCTCAGTTCGGCGCCGGATACACCCATTGCTTCCGCCATCAAGGCAAAGGCGCCGGGGATGTGCTCACCCAATTGCTGCCGAAGTTCTTCCATCTGGATCGTGCCCTTCGACATCATCTGAGTGATGGCGACAAAGGCACGTTCGACCTGCTGACTATTCAGCTTGAGAACGCGACCAGCTTCGGCCACGGAAGTAAAAATCTTCCGAGTTTCGGCCATTGTGAAGTTCGAGGCCTGGGCGGAAACCGCAAACTTCGACCATTCGCCAGCCAGTGTTTCGATGGAGAAACCAAGGCGTTCGGCCTCGGCCTTAACCCACTCCATCTGTGCGGCGGTTTCGGCCGTATTCCCGCCCGTCACGACGTTCAGGCGAGACTCAACGGACTGCATGGCCATCGAAGCCTGAATGGCCTGGTTGACCCCGTTGATCGCACCGTACAGGCCGACATACGAACTGGTCAGCGACAACACCTGACCACGCAGGCGTTGGTACAGCGACAACGACCGTCGCGAGTTAGCGAACAGGCTTTGCAGACTGCGATCAAGCTGGTTCGTCGCTTCAGCCGTTTTGCGCGATGCGTTTGCAAAGTTGTTCTGCTCGTTTGCCGCCTGGCGTGCAGTTGACGCGATGTTGGTCATCATGTTGCGGGCAGCAGACAAGGCGGCCCGAGCACGCTCTTGGGCCGCAGCCACTTGCTGCTGCGTCGCGCTTTGATCGCGCAACACACGGGTGTACTGCTCAATGGCAACGCGGATTTCGTTGTAGGCCTGCTTGTTGGCGCGAGCCGCGTTTGCAAGCGCGGCCATCTGAGCAACTTGTTCGCTTGTCTGGCTGCCGGCCTGGCTCATTTCCTGCGACAGTCGGCGGATGCCCTCTTGAGCATCGCGCCAGGCACCCTGCGAGGCCGAAGCGGCTTCCAGCATTGAGCGCCGCAGTTCCAACGCAGAACGGCGGGCGGCCATCTGCGCAACCATGTTCTGTTGCGCGGCAAGTTGGGCTTCCTTGGCGGCAGCCTCGGCAGCGGACTTCGCAGCCCGGTCTTGAGCCTCACGTACTCGATCGAGAGCAGCTTTTGCCTGGTCCGCGCTGCCCGTGATTTCCTGAAGGGCGTAGAACGATTGGCGATAAGCCGCTTCTTGCTGCGTGATGCGCTGGGCCGTGCGCTGCACCTGGGCTTCTAGGTCAGCATAGGCCTTGTTGACCAGCTTCAATTGCGCATTGAGGGCTTGCTTGTCCGCGCCCTCTTGCTCACTTTGCCGGCGCAGGCGGGCCTGCACTCTGGCGGCAGCTTCCAATTGCGCCACGAGGGCTTGGTAAGCAGCTTGGGTTTCAGCCAGGTTCTTTTCCTGCCTGGCGATGGATTGCGCCGCCTTGTCAGCGTCGGTTGTGATCTTGTTGTAGGCGTTTCCGACAGTGGCGGCCACCTTCGCAAAGTTGGCCAGGGCGCTACCCGCCTTTTCAGACGAGGCGCTTATGTCGGCCTGTTGCTCGGTCAGTTCATTCAGGGCTTTGGTTATGGCCTCAAGGGCCTTTCCGGCTTCGTTTCGCGCCCTGATTACGAGATCGACATCACCCTTCGTAGCCACTGTCGTTCAGCCTTTTGATAACGTTCTTGAATTCCTTCCTGCCTTCCTTCGACAAGACGGATACGACCGCCAACTGCATCAGGGTGGCATTCGTGGCGTGTTCCCGGTTGCGTCGTTCGACCACCAGGGCCGCCTCGTCCCACACCATCCCGATCGGATAATGCTGGGCATCAACATGACCCTCTGCGAGCAGAAGGCTGACCTGGCGCCGGATTCCCCATAGCCAGGTCTTGAAGGTCAGCCTTTCTTGCTGTCCTCGCCCTGCAACAGGCTGTTGACGGTCGCTGCGAACTTTTTTGCGCTATCTTCCGTCGCAAAAGTCAGCAGCCCGATCTTCTTCAAGGCTTCGACTTGGATGGGGAAGGGAAGCGCCAATGCCTGTTCGAAAGCGTCGTCTTCTCCACTTGCAATGGCGATGATTTCGGCAGCCAGGGCTGGCGCCTGCTGAATGAGATGCGCGGCAAGAGCGGCCGCATTTTCAACGTCCACATTGCCGCTACGTCCTTGCGCCAGCAGTTCGAACACCGAAGTAATTTCAGCCGAATACTTCAGCGATAGCGTCCGCAGATCGACGAAAGAGAGGCCCCGGACAGTGAACGAGCCACTGCCGGGAACCTCGATTTCGGCGGTCGGGAGTTTGAGGTCTTTCAATCCCATTGCCGAAACCCCTTATCAGGACGCGGCCGTGGCACGGCTCGTGGCATAGATCGCCTCGAAGCCAGGACGGCGCAGGATTTCAACCGTGAAGGGGATTTGCTGCCACTCATCCCCTTTGAGCGCGAAATCTCCGTTGGGGCTGATCTTCACATAGGGGAAGTAGTAGTCGATGTTCTTGCCCTTCGGGTTTTGCGCGACGTAGCGCAGCGAACCCTCGATAGCAGCGGAACCGGAGATCACCACTTCGCGAGTGGACGCGGCCACGTCGTAGGTCACAACGATGTTCGTCCCTTTGGCGATGTTGCCGCCTTCCAGAATTTCGATACGGCCGAGTTCGGCGTTCAGCATGTAATCGGTGCCAGCTACGAACGTCGTCGGGGTGTCGTCGTCATCGTCAGTCACGACAACGTTGGAGACGAGGCGAGCGCCGGTCGGATTGGCCTGAGTCACGCCGAGTTGGTAGAACAAGCCCGGAGTCACGTCCTGGAACGTTTCTTCCTCACCCGTCGCGCTCGTAACCGTCAGCGCATCGACCGACCCCAGATAGAACAGAGCCAGGTTGTGCGGGCTGATGTGGTCGGTAGTGAAGGTCATTGTGCGGTTGGTTTCGAGGATGACGGAATCGTCCTTCTCGCGCACACCGCGATCGCTGTTGAAATGGTCCAGCGTTTCGCTTTCAATGCTGGTGCTGACTTCCGGGGTGTTGCCGAAATAGCGCTCACCGATACCGGACATGGTGCCGGGCTTGAACTGATTAAAGTACAGTTCCCCGCGACCGAGGGTATAGTTCATCGCTTCCATGATTTTTCCTCGCTGTCTGTTGAACAAAAAGAAGTGGTTTCACCCTCTATTCGTAGGGATCGGCCATATTTTCCGCTATTTCTAGCGTTAGTGCCAACAGGAAGTTGGCATAATCATTGACATGTTCTTCAGCAGGTCTTACGACATTGGCGCCGATTACTAGATCGAGCACACGACCTTCCATCCCGAGCAAGTTGTTTCCTCGACCAGGCCGGATCATATTCTTGCGCTCGATCGCCAACGCCTTCTTCACGTCGGCCAGCAGGAAATGTGCGGGGTCAGTTGGGTTCTTTGGATCATCCGTCACCCAACCTTGGATCATGAAACGCCAGGTGCCAGTCCATATGTCGCCGGCGGCCGGCGTGAAGTCGGGTTCGTCGGGCAGCGGCGCTTCCAGCACCGAAATCATTGGGATCGGGTCGTTGTCGCCAAAGAACAACCGACCACGGAACACCCGGCCTTCCATGTCGAAGTTGTAGCCATTGGCTACGGTGATCCCTTCGAACACCTGGCAAAGGGCTTTCACAACACGCAGACGAAACGGCTCCTGGGCCATCACAAACCCTCCACGCCAAGCAGGCGGTTGAACTCGTTGCGCAGGAATTCCTCGGTCTTCGGCGCGATGTCTTCGCGGACGGTGTTCCACACCTGGTTCACAGACGGCCCGTAGAGCAGCCACACGTTACGGTCCAACTGCACGGCGCCTCGGCTCTCACGCGGCCGCTGACCAGGTTGCAAGCGGATCGCCAAACCAAGGTTGTACTGCGTGTCGGTGCGCACGTTGCCGGCACGCAACTTGACAAGAAACGCCCCCTTCAGCCGTCGAGCCTCGCCGGGGCGTACTTCCACGGTGAGTGGCGTTGTGCGGCGGCCGGGGCGCAGGTTGCTCCCCTTGACGAACCGGGCGAGCGAGGTAGGGCGGAAGCGACCTGTGATGATCGCTTCCAGGTTGTTGCCCACGGCCCGCTTGCGGATGTAGAGGCGGGAGTCCTTGCCGCTCAGGTAGCTTGCCGGGAAGTTGACCTGGGTGCGGATTTCCTTCGCACCCCACACACGGGCGCGCTCAGCGGCCCGGTTTATAGCCATGCGGGCGTACCGGGCGATCTTCTCAGGTGCATCTTCGAAATTGGGGAGATCGTCGATCCCCTCCAAAGTGACTTCGAAGACCCTCATGGCGCAGACTCCACGGGCGGCAAGCCCGCTTTCTCGTACTGATCCTTGGACAGACGGGCGGCAGATACGGTCACGGAGATGTCATCGGTCGGATCGGTGTTGTCGATCCGATAAGCTTCGCCTGGTTGCACGTAGAGAATGGCCCCGCGTTCGAGCGTGACGCCATCGGGAAGCTCGGCGGGTAGGAAGATGAGACGGGGGTTGATGGAGTGGATTTCCGCCCACCCCATGCTGCGGTCATCACCGATCAGTGTGAACTTGTAATGCAGACGAGCGCGAACCTCGACGGGCTGCTCGCCCGGTGCAGAGTAATACTGCATCGGAATGGACATCAGGTCGTGCAAAGCACGCCGCGCTTCCCGCTTGATTTCGCGCAAGTCTGACATTGCAAGCCCGTCTCCGATCAGAGGTCGTCGTCGGCCGACTGATCGCGGGCAGCTTCGATCGCCTCGATCAGGGTGTCCTTGCTGGCGTTCTTACGAACATCCAGGCCCATCTTGGCGGCCAGGGCGAGCAGTTCGTCCTTGCTCATGTCGGCCAGGGCTGCTTCCTGGGTTTCCTGGACTTCCTCACTGCTGGCCTTCTCGGGCACGGCCACAGACTGCGGGTCTTTCTCAATGTCGCTGATCTTGGCGATAGCCTGGGGGCGCACCGCTTCAAGTTGACGAATTTCTTCCTCGGTGAGATCGAAGACCTTGCCGATTGCCGGACGCACACGCTTTCCGTTGCGCAGTACCAGAATGCCTTCTTTAATCAGCCGTTGGGGCATGGCTGTACTCCTAGAAATCGTTTGAAAAGGCCCCACCCAGCGTCGGGCCGGGTGGGGTCCGTCTGCCGCTTACACCGAGCCGGTCACGCGCAGCGTGAAGCTGGCGTTCGGCTCAACCGGGACCATCAGCGGGGCGCTCTGCGTCATCGTGTAGGTGACGCTCGGGTCTTCCTCGTCCCACATCTTCGGGAACATGGGCAGCGCACGCAGGCCGGCACGCTTGTCCATGATGGCGCCGAAGCAGCGCACACCTTGCAGGCCGCCGCCCGTGCCGACCACCAGGTCGGGGTCGAGGAAATCGACAAGCGAGCCGTCCTGATCGCGGTACTTCTGGCTGTAGGTCCACAGTTCCAGCGAACCCATGCCGTTCTGACCCGAGATACGGCCGCGATATTCCATCGGAACCCCTTCCGCCACGGCGCGGTTGTACTCGCTCTCGCTGCCGCGATAGCGGGTGTCGAGCAGCTTCAGCACGCGCTCGTCTTGGGTGAACAAATCCCAGGCGTTCAGACCGAACGTCAGGCGGGTGATGGTGCTGGACGAAAGCTCGTGCACCAGGCGGCGCAGGTCTTCAATGTCGCGCAGCGGATTGGCGGCCGACTCGCCCCAGCGGGCGCTGCCGGTCAGCGTCACGGTCAGCGAAGGATCGCGGCCGAAATCGACAGTAGTAGTCGGGTAGTCGTCACCCGTGACCGTCACGGCACCGTCAATCACCGCACGAGCGGCCATCCACTCCCAGCGGTTTTCGATCATCTGACGCTCGATGCGCAAGTTCTCGGCCACGCGGGCGTCAAAACGCTGAGCCAGACTCAGAGAACCACCGAAGTCTTCACCGGCCATGCGGGGGATCGCCTGGGACGGATCAACGACGTGCTTGGGCTTGACGTAGGCCGGCTTGAAAGTCTTCGTGTTGTAGCCACGGTTGCGGAGCACGCGACCCTGAACGTTCGGCGCAACGAACGGGGCCAGTTCGCGAGTGCCATCAGTGACCTGATCGAATACGATTTCTTCCCGGTCCGACGTGACCACACGGGGGAAGAAATTCAGCCAGTATTGCTGGATACCGCGTTGGCGCCGCAGCACTTCCAGCAGAACAGCGGTGTTGTAGATTTCCATTTTCCTTTCTCCTGGAAGTGGGATTAGTAATCGGTGCTGCCCAGCAGGGCGCCGACTTCGATCTCAGTGCCTTGGAAGGCTGCCTGGCGATCGGCCAGGGTGTCCACACCCTCGGGCCAAACGAGCGCTTCGTGGTTAAAGAAGGCGCTCACGTAGACCGGGGCCTGAGCGGGCGGGTTGGCGCTGGACGCAATCGGCTGCGCGACGACAACCAGCGTCACCGGATCGCTTTCCTGTCCCGTGAACTTCGCCAGCGTGCCGCCGTTATCCACGGCGACTTCGAATTGCTCGAATTCGGTATTGGCGGGGACTGCTCGCTGCGCCGTCACCACTTCCTTCTCACCCGCGAACAGGTGGAAGGGAGTGAAGCTGCCCATCGTGCCGTTGCCCGCAATCTGGTTCGGGTAGCTCATGGTTTTCTCCTAGGGGCGATTACTGTTTGAAGGGATCGAAGCCGGTGGCGTCGCGCTGAGCCGAAAGGATGCGGTTGGCAGCCGACTTGTTCGGGTCTTCATCCTTGGTGCTACCGTCGCCGGCGCCGACATTGGGCGATCCGGTCGCAGCCATGGCGGCGGCCAGGGGGTCGGACTGAACGGGGGTTGCTGCCTCT